GCCTCTTCACCCGAAGAGGAAGCACCCGACGAAGAAGTAATACCAACCCCAACCCAACCATCCGAGGAGGATGAAATGTCAGAAGCAATCGAAGCAGCAGTACCCACTGCTCCCATCCAGTACGCAACAGCAAAGCGTGAGTTCAAAATGCCGACTGCTGCCGAGTACATGATCAAGTTCTTGGCTGGCGGAAGCGAGTTCGCAGAGTTCAACCAGCGCATCGTTGCAGCAGCTCCGAATGTGACGAGCAATGACTCGCCCGGCCTCTTGCCAGTGCCGATCATCTCGCCCATCTACAATAATTTTGTAGCTAACTACAGGCCTCTCATCACGGCAATGGGAGTACGCCAAATGCCCGCATCCGGCAAGGTGTTCATCCGTCCGAAGGTCACCACGCACACGACCATCGGTGCAAGCAACGGCGAACTCGTCGCACTCGATCAAGGCACTTTCGTCGTGGACGACATCCAAATCACCAAGGCTCTCTACGGTGGCTACGTCAACTTGTCCGAAGAATCAATGGACTTCACCTCGCCCGAAGTTCTCGGTGCATTGATCGACGACATGGCACGCATCTACGCGAACGCCACTGATCTCGCAGCTTGCACAACTTTCGCAGCTGGAGTATCGCAGACCGAAGTCTTTGCAAATGCTTCAGACCCGGCTGACTGGGTGTCCTTCATTTACAACTCAGCAGAGCAGATCTTGACAAACTCAAACGGCAACCTGCCTAACGTACTCGTCATGTCACCAAACTTCTACGCGCTGCTCGGTTCATTGGTTGACAACTCTGGTCGTCCGTTGTTCCCGAATGTCGGCCCGCAAAACGCTTTCGGCACAACTGCAGCAAGCAACTTCAATGGCAACGCGTTCGGCTTAAACCTTGTTGTCGACCGCAACCTAGCCAGCCAAGTTTATGTCGGCGACAGCACAGGCTTTGAATGCTGGGAACAGCAACGCGGAGCAGTCAGTGTTGAACTTGCAGACGGTGCACTTGGTCGAGTTATCAAGTTCCGTGGCTACTTCAGTTCCGTCATGATTGACGCAAGCAAGTTCGTCAAGCGCGTCCCAGCCTGATCTGATTGACGAAGAGAGAGATCTGAACGATGGCAACCTTTACAGTTACGCACCACCAGCGTCTGTCAAACGTCGCCGTCGTTCAGACTCTTGAAAACACCGACATCGCTGTCGGACAATCAATCACACTGTCAGGCCTCGGACATGGTCTCAACGGCACACACATCGTGTTCGCTGTCCCGACCTACTACTTGGTTGATGTTGACGAAGAAGGCGACTACATCTTCGACTCGGATGTCATCATCCCGAACCAGTTGCTCTTTCAAGATGTCGGCGACGACCTTGAGCGTTCAGCTGCAGATCCTGTCGGCTCGCTCGTCTGGACACAGACCTGCACATGGATCAATGTTGCAGATCTGACCGAGTTTCTCGGCATCAGTGGAGCGACAGCCAACGACACAGCGTTCATGACTTCATCAGTTAATGCCAGTAATGCATGGTCATTCAAACGCAGAGTTCAAGCTGGATACCATGACTCACTGACCAGCGTCCCCGATGCTGCAGTTAAAGCTGGAGTCGTGCTCATGGCGGCCTCGTTGTACAGAGAACGCGGAAGCATCGACTCCTTCGCCAGTTTCCAAGACATGAACATCTCAGCTCCAGTCGCATCAATGGGCCGAATTAATCAGCTCCTCGGCATCAAGAGATCGCAAGTGGCATGAGATGGCAGGCATCTTCACAGACGCGATTGATGCTGTCTCGGCGACGATCACAGCTCTTGGCCTTAAGCCGGTCACTGATCCTCGGAACGCTCGACCTCTTACTGTATTTATTGAGCTTCCTGTTTTCACTGCGTTCAATAACCAAACAGCGGACATCACGATTGATCTCCGAGTGCTGGGTTCGCCACCCGGCAACCAAGACACTACGGACTACATACTCGGAGTCGTTGACACGCTCATGAACTCTTCTCTCGCAGTTGTATCTGGACGGCCCACAGTCGCTCAGATCGGATCGCAAGATCTCCCTGCATACGACCTCACAATTAGAATCGGCTCAAGCCGCAGATAAAAGGACAAACAATGCCCACAACATATTTATCAAACCCAACCGTCAACGTGACAAGCCCGTCAGCAATCGCGCTCACTTCAAACTGCAGTGCAGCGGTTTTGACCCTTACGGCAGAGGCCTTGGAAAACACGAGCTTCGGTCAAACTTCCCGCACCTTCACGGCAGGGTTGTTCAGTAATGAATTGACCTTGACCTTGTTCCAAGGTTACGGAACGACCGAAGTCGAAACATACTTGAACAGTTTGTTCGGTGTCGCTTCCACGATCGTCATCAGTCCGTCTGGTACAACTGAGTCGGCTTCGAATCCTGAGTACACGCTCACTGGTTGCTACTTAGAGACCGTCACGCCGATCAACGCGACCGTCGGTGAGCTCTCAGTTGTTGAGGCCGTGTTCAAGGGCGGAACTTACGGACGCGACATCGTCACCCCATAATCCAGTAATCCGATCCCGACTAAGGAGAACACATGAAACTCACTCTCAGAGTAAAACTGTACGAAGGCGAAACCTACGAAGTGATTACGAACCTTTTCGTGATCGTTTCGTGGGAACGCAAAATGAAACGACGAGCTTCAGACTTGTCAAACGGAATCGGCATGGAAGATCTTGCATACATGGCCTACGAAGCCAGTAAGCAACAAGGCCACCCCGTACCTGTCTCGTTTGACGAGTTCATCAGGAAGCTCGAAGATCTTGAAGTCGTGGATACTGCAACCGCAGTCCCTACGCAGGAGGCCACCGGAAGCAACTAGCAGAACTGCTTGTCGCAACTGGATTCTGGCCTCCGAACATAACATTTGAACAAGACGATCTGGCGACTTGCGTCCAGATCATCAACGAGCAGAGACGAAAACAATAATGGCAGCATCAGTCGGAATCCAATATGACGGACTGAAGCAGGCTCTTCGTGAGATCGGCAAGATTGATCCTGCGCTTCGTCGCCAGATCACAAAAGACATCAAGAACGCGATGAACCCATTGTTCTCCGCGATACAAGACTCAATCCCATCGTCTGCACCGTTGCAAGGACAAAAGCACAACGGACGCACTGCATGGAAGAATGAGTCAAAGAACGTCACCATTAAAGTTGACACTCGAAAAGCTCGTTCACGCAACCTTTCACAAGGCGCACAATTCGAGTCTGTCGCCACAGTAAAGATCACGGCAAAAGGTGCAGCTCTGTCAATGGCAGACATGGCAGGACGAGGCCCAAACCAGACACGCAACAGCAACCCTCTCAGAGCCCGTCCGGGCTTCGCTGGATACTTGACAGCATCTCTCGGTCGTGGGCCGTCACGCTTCGTGTGGGCGCGATCTGACGACTACTTAGACGAGATCACACGCAATGTTGACCAGATCGTCATTGAAGTCATGGACAAAACCAACAAGAGACTGGTCAAACGCTGATGGCAATCAACCTCCCAATTATCTCCGAATGGAATCCTGCTGGCATCGACAAAGCCATCAACGACTTTAAGAAGCTGGAAACCAACGGACAGAAAGCATCGTTTGCAATCAAGAAAGCTGCAGTCCCGGCAGGCCTTGCAGTCGCTGCTCTTGGTGCTGTCGCTTTTGATGCTGTCAAAGCGTTCGCCGAAGATGATGCTGCAGCACAAAAGCTCGCCACAACCCTTGGCAACGTCACTGGAGCGAGCGACAAACAGATCGCAAGTGTTGAGGACTTCATCACCAAAACTTCACAAGCTGCAGCAGTCGCCGACGACGAACTACGCCCAGCACTTGACTCGCTTGTTCGAGGCACAGGAGACATCACCAAGGCTCAGGACTTACTCGGTCTAGCACTTGATGTCTCTGCCGGTACAGGCAAGGATCTCGGCGCAGTCTCCGACGCGCTTTCCAAGGCTTTCAACGGCAACCTAGGCCCACTTAAAAAACTTGATCCAGCACTTGCCGATCTGATCAAAAGCGGAGCAACCACCGACGAAGTATTCGCAGCAATGAGCGAGACCTTCGCAGGTCAAGCGGACACTGCAGCAAACACGACCCAAGGCAAAATGAAGAACCTTGGAATCCAAATGGGCGAACTCAAGGAGTCCATCGGCGCAGCTGTCGCACCACTCGCCGAGAAACTCCTTCCAAAGTTCCTTGCGTTCTCGGCATGGATTCAAAAAAACAAGACACTTGTCGTCGTGCTCGGCGCGATTATCGGCGGACTCGCTGCAGCCATCATCGCAGTCAACACGGCAATGACAATCTGGACAGCAACCACAAAAGCGTTCTCAGCCGTTCAAGCCGCTTTCAATGCTGTCATGGCCCTGAACCCAATCTTCTTGATCGTCGCTGCAGTCGTCGCCATCATCGCCGTTCTGGTCATTCTGCAAAAAGAGTTCGGACTCTTTGACGGAGTCATTCGAGTCGTCGGTGACGCGTTCGCTGCAGTATGGGCCGCGATCAAAACAGTGTTTGATTGGGTGAAAGATAACTGGCAACTCTTGCTCGTCATACTGACAGGCCCGTTCGGTCTCGCTCTCGCTTTCGTGATCACATTCAAAGATCAGATCATCGGCTTCATCAAAGGCGTGATCGACTGGGTGACCAACAACTGGAAACTCATCCTCGCGATCCTGACAGGCCCGTTCGGATTGGCGATCCTTGCGATCACCACATTCAAAGATCAGATCATCAATGTTTTCAGCATCATCTACAACGGCATCAAAGCCGCAATGGGCTTCGTCGCCAATGTCATCACAGCACCATTCAAAGCAGCTTTCAACGCCATCGCAAAACTTTGGAACAACACCATCGGCTCACTCTCGTTCACTGTGCCGAGCTGGGTTCCGGGCATTGGTGGCAAAGGCTTTAATGTGCCAGACATCCCTGAATTAAAAAACGGGGGCATTGTCACTCAGGCGACATTGGCAATGATTGGCGAAGGCAACGAACCCGAAGCCGTGATCCCGTTATCAAAGCTGGGCAGTATGGGATTCGGTGGTGGCGGTAACACGTTCAATGTCACAGTCACTTCTGCAGATCCGAACGCTGTCGTCGCAGCTCTTCAACGCTATGTCCGCATGAGTGGCCCAGTGCCCGTGACCACAAGGCCTCTCTAATGAGTCAGAACCTCTGGAAGGTCACAGTGGACGGATACAACCTTGACGGGTTTGTCTATTCGCTGTCCTTCTTCAACGGTAAGAGAAGGTGGCTGGAGAACTATTCGCCACAGAACCTCAGCCTCACTATTGACAACTCAACAAACTTGGCAGCTTCATTCCTCCCCGGATCAGAGATCAAGGTGTACCGGGACGGAGTTGGCACAAACAACAACGCTCGAAGCTTTTTCTACACTCAAGCAGTTTCCTACGATGACGGCTTCCAGTACGCGTCAGGTGGTGCGACAGCAACAATCACAGCAATAGATCTCTTCGGACTGTTGTCGCGTGAGCAACTTGTTGAAGAGGATCTTGGAGACCTCAACACCCTTGAGCAACTGTCCCCATACACAACCTTGATCAGCTTTACAAACGACGGCAACA